TTCTAACGCTTTACCAATACTTGCAGCGTGAACCCTACTTCCATTGTTGAAATACTTAGCACCCTTGCGCCAAGTTACTTTATCATCCTCATGTTGTGATTTCATAAAAGAATTAAGTCGCCAAGACCGTCTGCATATTTCCTCAAACTGCTCCAACTTATCCCAAGCCTGTTCCAATGTTGCTGACAAATAAAGCGCACGGTAATTTGGCTGCATCGCCATCTGATAAGCCAACGCACTCAATCCCCAAGACGTCTTCAAGTGACCTCTTGCACAAATTATCGACGTATGTGTGCCTGCTTGAAAAGCATCCGCCCACTCTGCATGCATCTGACCTAAAGGAACATACTCACCAGGCTCCATGTCCATATAATGACGCAAAACATCGTCTATAAACTCCTCTAAAGTAAGCGGAGTGCTCTTTAATGTGTTTAAAGCACCACTAATCGCTAAGTTTAGCAGCTTGTCGTCGATTCCTTTCTTCGATTTCGTCATAATTTAGGCTAAATTCTATTCTTTTTGGCTCAGAATCATAATAATCTATGAACTGAACTAACGTTTGCATGTCCTGCGTCTCTTTTATAACTTTGCCATCCTTAATTATGCGAATCATTGGTCCAATTCCCTCAACCAACGCTCTCCATCAAAAGAATAGATGTCAAACTCGTCTTTATACTCAAATCTAGGTATCATATAACACTTGGCTACCTTCTCATCGCTGTCATAATGCTTTTCTCCTACTGTTTTACTAGGAAACTTCTCTCGTAACAACAATTCCTGTAACTTTTCTGTCTCAATCAACCAAATCTGCTTGTCTGACACGTTTACCAAGTAGTAAACAAAGTATTTTGCCTTCGTAACACTAATGCCACTCGACTTTCCACGGCATTTATACTCTATTGCCATGTTTCCTGACCCTCCTTTACTCCAATCCTGTTCCCAAAGGTCCGTTTTTACCTCGTAAGTTATCAAATTGATGTCTTCATCCTCAAAAAGAAGGTCATATGCACTTGTATCGTTGTCCTTAATGTATCTTTGTCCTAATGTCGATTCGACAAAAAACCTAATCACCTGTTCACCCTTCTTTCCATCCTTCAAATCCTCGTCAAAGTTGTAATTCATAGCAATAACTCCTTCGTAAACTTCTGATTAGCGTTGACAACACGTATTTCTAACGGATACATGTGTTGTTTCTTCATAATAGAGTCACTTCCTTCCGTATTTACAACCTCATACACGATTCCTGCGTCAGCATCTATCACATCTGCCCTCAAACCACTCGGTTCAAACACCGCTTCAGTGTAAAACTCGTGTCCCCACTCCTTTAACTGCTTGCAAATCGCAAATTTCATGTCTATATGCTCTGGCGTCTCGTTTTTACTCCAACGCATAGCGTTTCTGTTCCTGTTACTGGTCCTTAACAACCTAGAAACTGCGTTTCTCTGCTCCTGAACTGCGTATCTATTCATAAGACGGCTCCATAATGCGCACACAACGCTTACAATTTACCTCATGGTCCTTGTCAGTAGCTATTACATTCATCAAACCTTCTAGTTTATCTGCATACCTGCCACATAATGTCCACTGCGTCTCGCCCCTATACTTGTGTATTATCTGGTCACGCTCCCGCATGTAATTTCTTCTAACCACGATTACCTACCATGTCACCTATTATCGGCGTAACTTTACCGTGCCTATCACATGTATAACAATTCAACGTAGGGCGGCCCGTTTTCTTAGGACTATAAATAAAATCAGACTCTTTCAATACTCGATGCTCTACTTCCCACATCTCAGGACATCGATGACAACTAAATCTCCACTTCATGACGATGCCCACGCTATAAACTTAGCTTCTAACTCTTCACGCATACGCTTGACCTCATCCGTACTCTGATACATCTCATCATCATTCTGTATCTTCCTGCGCATCCGACTTATGCTACTCTTATCTGGTGCAAACTTTAACAACAAATATAAATCTGCCAAAAATTGCTCCACATAAGCACTATGCTTCTTATCTGCGGGTATTGCACGATAGTAATCCTTCAGAATCATATAATATAACTCCATATCACTATCTCTCGTGTGCGGATACTCCTTCAGATACTTTATCGCCAACCTCTTTACCGTATCTAAATTCTTAAACCACTCTTTCATATGTAATTACTTGCGTTCCTAAGTTTCTCTATGTAACGTAAAAGGAACTGCTGTTTTACGTTCTCATCCATCTTGACTTCTTCCAAAGCCTGACTTATACAATCATTGATATGCTCTACCAACTCTTGCTTTTCATTTTCACGCAAGGACATACGCTCCGCCATCTCAGTCAACTTTGCAAACTCATGACCTCGAATGTCTGCACCCTGCTTCTCTCGCATCCTATCCAAAAAGGCATGACGTACTTCCTCTACCTCATCCAAACGATTCACATGCTTAGTTATCGCCTGCTCCTTAACCGCCTCTCGTACCTCTTGCTTAACATCACTCATCAACTCCTGCCAACCCATAGCATCACTCCACTTGCGTACTGTGTCTCTATTCAATGGCGGCACAAACTTGTGACGCTCCTGCATTATCGTCGCTACATCATTGAAACTGTTACCCTCAAGATATAACTTCATTCCTTCTTCCTTGTGCTTTAATTTATATTTCGCCATCTGCTATCAACTCCCTTAACTGTAACGCCTGTAAACATCGTTTACAATTAACATGTTTTAGGTCTAATTGCTTCATCTTCTGAAACTCTTGGAACGTCGTCTCATGACCACACAAGGTCATCTTAAACAACTGACTCGCCGCATGCCTCTTTCTCATAAATTCTTCCTTAACTGGTCCCGATAAGCATGTACGCCTAGCCAAAAGCCAGCAACAAAAAACGCAAACATCAAAACAATAGCAAGCAAACTATTCATCACAACACTCCTTGCAAAAACCGCCGTGCTTCTCTACCTCCATAGTAGATAATACCATGCCACAAGCCCTACAACGCCACACGCCATTAGTCATCTTCCTTCTCCTTCAACATATCCTCTATCATCTTCTTCATCAATACTGCCATCATACCCAAACCCGTCGTGTATGCCTTCAACTCCTTACCATCATACTTCATAGGATTGTCATCTACAAACTTCTGCACATGACCAAGAAGACCATCCAACTGCACTATCCATAAATCCAATGCCTCAGTCATCAACACTCTCCATTACCCACTTAGTCAAGTCATCCAACGCCGCATAATAGCCCGTCAAATAGTCCTTCAAACTCGCATCGCCTATCGGACCCCAATCACTATCGTGTATGTCATCCTCCAAACCCGCCATCTTTCTCTTTGCAAAGTTCCTAACGTCAACTAAACGCAAACTTGCCTTCAAATGCTTCTCGGTCCAAACATGGCCCTTCTTCCAAACCTTTTCACTCATGCTAGGTCATATGCCCCTTGTCTATTTAAGTCTATCCACTCTATCATGTCCAACTTCAAACACGCCACCCACATCCTATGGCTCATAACTTCCTTCTTCTTGTATGTATCAGCAATGCTTCCCATATCTCCTCCTGCAAACTCATGTCATCAACATCCGCCAAACGCTGCATCTCTGCAAATACTTCCTTCCTCATAGGGTCCCTACCACAATTTAGCACAAACTGCTTGGGCCACCCCTTCTTCTTAGAATATACCATACCACCACCACCCAAGTAGGGACATATAACCTTGCCGTTCATAACTCCAAAAAAAAAATAATATGACCCCCTTAATAGAAACCTTAGAAAATTTGTAGATATACTCCCCCTTAGCACAGAGGGCGTACCCTCGACATGCTGGTACCCTTCAAAGAGCGTGGGCGCAAAGTTGCATTACCCGAGGATTATCGTCGAGGATTGGCGTGGTTTGTGCTATTCTGAACAGAATTTTGTACACTGATTTAGAGATATTTTGATGTGTGCTAAAAGTTGGTGTGCTCAATGTTGCTTTTGTGCTTAAGTGTGCGTATTTTTGCTATAGTAGAAATAATTCTTAATTCTGTAAGTTTCTGTGAAGTGCGTTCGGGATTGCTTCGGAGCTAGGATAATATGACCTCAAGCACGAATCCTGTATTTTTCTTTATATATGGTTGCGGTCCTGAATGATTGATAAATATGTCTTACAAGATAGGAATTGAAATCGAATGCAAGCTACAGAACGGCGTCAGCCTTGACCACGTTCTCAGACAAATCGCAGCAGCAGGAATAACCTGCAATGACCAGCGCCACACGTCGAGCGGAAGGCTCAACGGATGTGAATGGAAACTAGTTTACGACGGTACAAGCTCAGATGATGGAGTCCCAATATGGGAATTTGTAAGTGAGCCAATCGTGAGTATGAAGAAGATAGAGAGAAGAGTAATCGCAATGACTTCAGTACTTCAGCAATACTGCCGAGTTGACCGAAATACTGGCCTTCATATCCACTTTGATATTCTCGGTAAATATCACTTTAAGCGTCGTGTAGATACCTCGACTTATGAGGGAAAATTCAAGGCTCTAAGGAATAAGCCAGCACGTTTATTCTTAGCTGAAATAACTAGAAATATGCGATATTTTCAGCCTATATTTGACTCATTTGTAAGTCCTTCAAGGAGAGGAAATTCGTTTTGTGCAAATCTCCCAAATCGTGCAGGAATCGACTCAAAATATGATTGCTTAATGTTCGCTGATAATCAAGGAGGTTACTTTCACTCTGACCCCGTAATCAGCATTGGAGGAGGAAAATATAGAACCTTGAATATTCAGAATATGGAAACAAGAGGAACCATCGAATACAGGCAACACCAAGGAACCTTGAACCCTACTAAAATCCTAAACTGGATTAAGCTTATGGAAAGGTTCACCACAAGAGCATGGGATAGAAGATATAAGAACCAAAACTGTGAAGACTTCCTTTTGGATGTTGATGGATTAATGGACTTCCTAGGATTCGGATATGATAACAGGAATATCCGAGAGTACTACAGAAGGAGAGCTTTGAACTTTGGATTTCCAGCAATAGCCAACAGATAATCCAGCACGGAGCTGGTGACTCAGCGGATGGATTCAAATCTGTCCGCTAGATGTCAATAGAGCGAGATTTAGGGCCTTTGTAGGTTTTCAAGGGTTATCATATCCTAGAGAATCTCAAAGAAACTGTGTAGATTTGATAAATTTGATTAGAAAAAGCTATAGGCTGATTTTGTTTAACCCATAGAAATCTTGATTTTTACTGTTTTTTACTACTTTTTGCACACATTTAGCACTGTGTGCGTTATCTTGCGTGTGTATTATTCTGTTGTGTGCGTTATCTTGTGTGTGCTCTATTTTGTGTGTGTATTATTTTGTTGTGTGTATTATTATGAATTATATTTTATGTGTGTGTTATTATGATTTATATTATTGGTTCTGTAAGTGATTTTCTACCCTGTCCAAAAACCTTAATCGGGATTCAAAAATGCGCTACAGAAACACCTTAATTCTTGATTTCGTGCTTAAATGGACATATGTGCCTATTATATAGTGCCTTGTAGCTCTAAGGTTGTGATAAACATGGAACAACATCCAGAAACTGAAAAGCAAGAAATAGACGGCCCATTCGAAACAGCCGTAGACGTAGTTATAGGCTCAGATGAGTTTTATGCTGTCGTAGGTCGCAATATGGGAGGATTTTAAATGTCTTCAATAATAGCACAGCTAACAAGAGAACTAAACAATAAATTAAGTGAATCTGAAATAAATGATTTAGTATTCAAAGAAATGGAAAACTTAGTTAATATCTTGGAAAATAAGCTAGAAAGAAGCGCAGACCACAAGCGTGATTTGACCATTACAGGCACGATTCACGGTGTGCGTATTATGGCTAAACAAATTCATGACGCATTAGCTCAGGAGATGAATTAAATGTCTGAAGCTAAGATAATGGCAGAACTAGAGGCCCTACTTAGAAAGAGCATTAAAACCACCATTAAACCTAAACAATTTAGGCATAAAGTAACGGGTGAGATAGTAACACAAATATCTTTAATGGAAATAAACCAATATGAAGAGGTGGAATAAATGCCTTTGAATCAACAAGAATTAGAGAAGTTAGGGCGTGATATAAGCCATAAGTGTAAGTGGGATGGGCAAGACATCTTTGTAGTCCTACAGGCTGCTTTAGAAGACGCTAATTTCCACAAAGAGAGAGAAGTATTAACTAAAGTATGGGAAGCGATACAATGAGCCTTAAACAAAAGCAATTAGACGCAAAGAAAAGAAAGGTATGTTATGCTTGTGAGAATCCACTAGGCGGATGGGCTGGATTATCACAGTGGCATAATGAATATTGCAAAAGACCGACTGCAAAAGGCCCAATGCAAAAAAGAAAATCAATAAGATTTTAAAGAAGTTTCAACGGTAGACATTGCGCACACGCCCCCATTCGGGCAAGCTAACATTGGTGTTTTGATTATTGATTCCTGTGTGCGCAATGTTGAGAAAAGTGCTGGTCATCACTATAAACTGACCATTTTACATTTATTTAGTTTTTGTTTAACCCATAGGAATCAAAGAAAAGGGCAACAAAGTCTTTATATAGGGTGGGTCATATGTCCTATTAGCTCGGGTGGGCCTAGTGTGGTCATTATACCAGCCCATTCGAACATAAAAAAGTGATAAACATGTGCGGAATAGGAGGATATTACCAAACAGGTAATACAGAAAACGCCCCACAGTGGGCAAAGCCAGCCCTCAGGAAAATGTGGAATAGTCTACAATCCAGAGGAACCGACGCTTCAGGCGTTGCGTATGAAAGTCCTAGCGGTATTAGGCACGTCAAGACAGATAAATCGGCTTACGAACTAAGTAGTTTAGGTATGAACCTAGCTTTTGGTATGAACAGAACACCAAGATGGGTTATGTTACATACTAGAGCTGCTACTCATGGTAAGCCAGAACTAAACAGAAACAATCATCCCTTAATGGGAAGTAAACTAGCATTATGTCATAATGGTGTTGTTTACAATAAAGATAATGTCTTACGTAAGTATAATGCTTCACCAAAGCGTGAGGTAGATACTGAGGCCATTCTTGTGGCATTAAAGAACGGGGGTATAGATGCAGTTGCAGGGCATGTAGAAGGCTCTATGTCTATTTCATGGGCCAAGGGTAAGACTATGTATCTTTGGACTAATGGAATGTCTCCTTTAGTTATTGGTGAATTATTCAATGGGGACTTTATGTATTCATCAACTGACAATCATCTTATGACTACTGGTCTGAGATTCAGAAATATCTTTGATGCAAAACACGGACATCTCTACAAGTTTACGCCCACAGGTATGACTGTACACAAAACTCAATTGAGAAAAATGCAGCAACCTATGTATTCCTGGAGAGACTTAAGCAAGAAAACACACACAAAGCAAAAGGGAACCAGGCAACCCAGCCTGGTCCCAAAGCGAACTCATGCTGAACGTGTGCGCAATTTTGATGAATATGATGAAGACAGTGTGCGCTATCTTGATGATATAGATGTAACATGGGAGGCGGTCTATGGAGACTGGCGCTCATGGTCTAAGAAATCTAAAGAGGTTCAATAGATGAAAGATAGACTACAAACAATAGATATAGCACACCAAGGAGCTACAGCAGAGTGTTTGGTAATGGCTAAACTAGCAAGTTTACACACACATGTAGTGCGGACACCAGAACATCATGTTTATGATTTACAAAACTTAGAGAATGATTGTAAAATAGAAGTTAAAAGCACGAACATCGATTCAAGGGAGGGTCTAAATGTAGCATTTAGATTATCAGAAAGACAATTCAAAAGTAAAGAGATTGATTACATAGTTGCATTGGTATTTCATGAAACAGACAATCCATTTAATTTTGATGCTTATATCATACCTCATAAGGTAGTAAAGTATATATCACGTGTAAGTCGATTTGGAGGGGCTAGAAGAGCAGGTTATGGAGATTATAACGAGAGGTCGTTCACATTTTCAATAGATGGGGCTCATACAAGACAACCATATGTAGCAAACTTAGGTAAAAACAAATGGAACTTATTAACATCTAAAAAAACCACTATGACAAGGAATAAAAATAAACTTATCAAACAAATGATAACTAAATTCAAACGCTGGTATCTTATAGACAATCCAAACGTAAAATATATAACCAAAGAGACTAAAACTGGACATAAGAATTGGTATAAATGTATTCATTGTCAAAATAAACCTGTCACTAGGTCAGACATGAGAACACATTTAGAAAGAGTCCACGGATTGGATATAATGAAAGATAACAAGTGTCAAGAAGTAAAACATTACAAAAGAGTTAGAGTAAATGGAAGATTTGTAAAAGGGAGAGAGTAATGATACAAAAGTGGAAAGACTATTATACAGATAGTTGTGATAACTGTGGCGACAGCCTAACTAAGTTAGGGGTAGTATATGTAATAAATAAATCAATGGGATTGTGTGCGTTATGTTACGATAATGCAGAGATTTATGTAATACACGAAGAAACATTAGTAAGAAAGGAGAAAGAATGAAACAAGAGAGAGATAAAAGAGGAGAGAAAATAGCAGAAGAAATCATAAAACTTACTGATTCGCTAGATAACGCACACGATTTAGATATTGCGTGGATTCGAATTACTGAAGCTTTACGATACCTTAGCGCAAAAGATACAATGTATAAGACAAAAAAGGACATAGAAAATGCCAAGAAAGAAGAAAGAGAATAGTTTAGTAGAACGTAAGTTCCTATACGAACTATGGGAATTGGATACAGAGGGCCTTAAAGAGCATTTATTTGCCCTAAATGATGCCCTTCTGTATCATAGAGACAAAGTAACTGACGGCGAACGTTACAAATATCGAATTGAACACATCTTAAAACTAAAAAATTGGTTAGATAGAGAAGATAAGATAATTAACGAATAACGCACACGTTTATATTCAGTTCCTTGTAGTAGGGGATAGGATAAGAGAATCTTTGTAAGTCATGTTTATCACTTTTGTTTTATAATTTTTCTCTTATCCCCCCAAATAATGCACACATGAAAAAAATCGAATGGTTAAACGGCACTGAATATAATATTGAATCACCTAAAAGATTCATAGAACTAAGACAGATGAGGCATCCTTTTTGTGAAGAAGTAGATAATCAACAATATATGAAAGGTGTGCGCAATATTCACGTTGAGTTTTACGGCGTAGATAAAGATGCTATAGATATTAGCTCAGAAGATGCATTTATTCGGTCTTTTGTTGATTTAGGATTAGTAAAAATTTTAGAATAGTTTTTTGTTTAACCCATAGAAGTTGTTAAATAGAGGAGGACATATCGCCTTTTGGTGATAAACATGATTATAAAGTCACTCAAAATAAAATTAGGGGCTACTAGGCCCACTGCTAGACAATATGAATCAGTGAGAGCTGATATAGAATTAGACATCACAATGGATGAAAAAACATTTAGTGAGGATTGGAAACGCATTAGAAATAAATCTAAGATAATGTTACTAGAGGCTATGGCTGATGCTGAGAAAGGAGTTAACAATGGCAACTAGAATGGTAAAAGTAAATTCATTAGCTGTTGCTAAACGATGGCTTGAACAGATGAAAGAAGCCTATCATCCTAATCATCACAATAGATTAGGGATATGGGAAAGACCTAGACAGTATCATGGCGTAAAAGGTTACGGATACAATGACAGTATGATATACATAGTAGGTCATTCTAAAGCTGTAGAGCCTAAAATAAGTCATCTTGGTAAGAGAATTGACCATGAACTGTAGACACGAAGCTCAAATATGTGGCGACAATGGTTGGGAATGTATTATATGTGGTAAGCTAGTGGATTAACATGAGCATTACTGAATATGGATATGATGATACTGAACGATGTCCAGCATGTTCTAAAGAATTATTTGAAGGATGTTGTGTAGAATGTGGTGAGGTTTATTACTAACTACATATTAAAATGTCCTAAGTGCTACACAACCAGAGCAGGCGAAAGCAGATACAAGTCTTGGAAATGCTTTCGCTGTGGCTATGTTATGAATAAAAAGAATACTAAAATCCAAGCAAAAACGATTAACGTTGAAGAAAATCAACGTTATATCTCTTTTTTAGACCAAAAATAATTTTTGAGTAAAATGTTTAACCCATAACTTTGTTATTTTTAGAGGGACAGACACCTTCATTTCCACTGGAACTTTTATTATATAAGTAAGAATATATCTTATATAGCTAATAAGCCGCCGTACCTCTCTAAAAACTATAAAAAATTTGTAGAGACTTTACTAAATAGTTCCAGTGGAAACAAAGGTGTGTGTCTCTATCTATTAGTTGGATTAGAAACTATTTCTAATTCTTCTTGTATAGTTAAAGTTCTTTCTCCTACTTTGAATTGATACTGTACTTCTGTACCTATATCTAAGGTTATAGATGTTATTGGTAATATCTCATCAATATTTAATCGTGGTAAGTCAACTCTTACCAAATCACCTAGATGTAAATTAGTTGGTTCAACAGAAACAATATTATAGAATATAGATGGTTTATCAAATCGTCTTAAAATAATTTCAGCAGCATTATCCAAAGCATTTATGTCATCAGTATCTAATTGTATAAACTTAGATATAACACCAAAGCGTGCAATACTAGATGCATTTTCTCTTTGTGCATAAATATTAGAGTCTGTTTTACTTACTACAGTAATTGCATTAACTAATTTAGTTGTATCTATTTGCGATACTATTCCTTTTGCAGGTATGTTATTGTTGTCTTTTGATAATGTAAGTGATGGTATTGCTTGTTTATGTAAAGGGTCTGGAGCAAAAAAACTCATAATATTATCTTTATGAATTGCATAATGAAATTGTTGTATTGCAAATTGTGGATGATGTGCATCATCTCTTAACACTTTCATTTCATTAAAACAAGCATCAATAAATTCTTTACGAGTTTTCCAACCAAACAAATTCATATCTTTTGTTATAAAAACACCAGAACCACTTTTTAGATTTGATACATCAATACTAGTATTTGCCATACGAGAAACTTCTCCATGATATTTGAAATCACAAGCATTTGCGGCTGCAAAGTACAAATCTTCTCCAACATAATCTTCAGCTTTAAAATTAATTAATTGAGATTCTGCAAGTAATGTTGTAAAATCAAATGCAATAAACTGATGCTCTTCATCAGAGGGAGACACATTTTTTATAATTCCTAAAAAAGAATTGTCATCACTAAATACTCCACTAGTGGGTTTACCTATATGTTGCCTTAAAGATACAATAGAACCTAAACGACAATGTAGTAATGCAGTATCTCCTCTAAACCTACATGTCAAAACTCTTGCTTTATTTAATTCATGTGTAAGACTAATAGAAACAATATCATTTAATATGACGTCATCAACAACAATATCTACATGAGGGCTTTGTAACAAATGCCCCTTCTGTACAGGCATTACGTAACCAACTCACCAATAACTAAAAAGTTTAGAGTAGCAGTGTATTCATTTGCAAGTGAAGGGTCTTTATTCAAAGTACCATCAATTATCTTTAATCTTAACTGCCTGAACGAATTATCAGGCGAGTCTACTTTTTTAGAATCAATAGTTGACCACTCATATCTATCACCTTGTATAAGATTCCAAAGTTTTCTGTAACCTGCTTGTGTGTGCGCACGTACCGAAATAGCCATTGTAGGCAATCCTAGAGACGTTCTAGTAGGTGAGATAGGATACCTGCCCTGACCCAATGGCATTGCACCTGCAATGCCTCCACGTCTACTTAATACAGCATTTGTTATAGATATGTTACGTGCATCTGCTTCAGTATCAAAATCATAAGTGTGGTATTCTTCACTTTCAAATATAACTTGTTGTGTAACTTCAGTAGATACAGGAGCATTATTGGTAGCATCAGCTCCACCCTTTTCAATATCATTAACTGCTGAACTTTGATTTATATTTATTGGAACTATTTTGTGTGTAAATGTAGGAGAACTCTCATCATAAGATGCGACTTGTAAAGTTGGTCCTTGTGCTTTTAATATTTTTACATTAGCATTACTACCATCTCCATCTTCTAAATCATCTTCAACTGTCATGATAGTTGCTGTAAGTGCTGTAATTTTTGTAAAAATATTATTTACAGAATCCTCTAACATACCGCCAATCATTACAACATCACCTACTTCAAATCCATCAGTTAAGAAACTACCACTACTTCTTGTGATAGTTTTATTAGTATCATGGAAAGCAACAGTGATATCACCAGTGGTAATATATCCACCAAAAGAATAATCATTAGCAGTTCCTCTTATTTCACTATTGATTATATTTCCTGCACCATCAACTAAAACATATCTATTGACTGTTCCTACAGAAGTAGCAGTGCCATTATCATCAGCATCAATAGCATCTAAGGCTACAAATTCTACAGATTTATAATAGACATCTTCACTAGGGTCACCAGTTTGTGCTTGTGTACCCACTACGTTTGCAGAGGCACTAGGACTAACAGAGTGTACTTGCCATTCATAGTGGTCAAAGTTAGCAGAGTTATCTGCAACAGGTGTGCCATCAGCTTCAACAGAACACCAACCCCATACTTTCAGAACAGTACCCTCTCGACCATCTTGATTACATCTAAGTTTTACAATACCACTTACAGAATTAAAAGAATCATTATTATTACCTAAAGGATTTGTAGTTAGTGGATTTGCGTCACTTGCATTATTATGTTTGAATAAATATGTACCAACACGTTTGTCACTACCGACAGCATAACCTTGCGCACCAGATAAAGTAATAACAGAAAAAGAATCGCCATATCTAGCTCTTACAGCAGTATCTCTACTTACACTTAGTTTAGCAACTGCCGCTCGGTCTGTAGTTCCTATTGGTTTTACAACTGTATTATTTGCAGCATTAGTTTTATCACTTCTAAATCCATCTCTATCTACTGTAAACAATTTTACTTGAAAGACATCACTAGTATCATATGTGTGCGTTATTTGGGCAGTTGTTGACTCTTCTGTGAGTGTAACTATTCTATAATCAGATATTTTATCAGAAGCTCCACTATCCCAATTAACTCCAACCTTAATAAATTTACCAGAAAAATCCCCACCGCTGCCTGTAACTGTTAAGGTAACTTGAGTTCCTATACTAGTTGTATTGACAATTGCTCCAGAACATGCCATGCGACCTTTATTGATTACATTACCTTGTACGTGACTAGTATTGTCGCTAGCAACTGCCGTTAAAAAATAATTTTTAGTGCCTGTATTATTTAAAAAATTAGTGCTTTCTAAATCTCGATAAGTCTCAGAATTAAAACTTGTTAAGTTTGTTCTTACGTCACTACCACTACCATCAAAAGTAAATGCGTTTGATGTGTTGTGATGTAATGCTACAGTTTGTATATCTGCATCACTAGGAAAGGTAGTAAAAGTAACAATAGGAGTTCTAAAATCTATAGGGTCTGCTGATAATTTTATGATTGGTTTTGTAGGAGGTGCATCTTGATATATGATTTCAACCTGTACAAGGCTTGAACTAACAGTGCCACCAAAAGTACTTGCATCACATGAAATAAGTGTTTGTTGATTATAATGTGCTTCATCTCCCCAATCTGCGTCTTGGTCAGAAGTGCCAAAGCCTTTGTCAACAGCGCCTTCATGTTTAATTAATAATCTAAATGTATCTCCCCAAGTAAAAGAATCTGCATCAAGCAATGGTTTTAAAGGAATTGTAATTGTATTATCTGACCCATGATTTTCAACATTAAACATATGAATAATCCCATTAGCTCCATGACCATAATCTGTAGATTGGTCTAAATCTGCACTGCCTGAACCTGTAGGCACTTTAGTTCCACTAGCGCCTTGCACAGCAATACCTTTTACAAAAGCACCAGGCGTGTCCCAAAAAACATACCCAAGATTATCTACATCAGTATCTTTACTCATTTCACTAGTTGCATAACTATTCCAAGTAGTATAGTCAGTTTGCACATGATTTGAAGAATGTCCACCTCCAGATGAGACAGTCCCATTTATTCCAGCAGCGTATTGAGTGTAACGTTTTTTAATCTTGTAAATATGATATTTGCCTAAATTTAGAACTTGATTTCCTGGGTCTAATCTAATAGCAATATTTTCTATATCTCCAACAGGCGTATCAGAGTTGTACAAACCAGTCGTTACATCGCCAAATACATCTTCCAATAAAGGTAATTTAATAGTAATTATACCTCTATGATAATTAGTACTAGTAGTATCATAACCAAATTTTAGATAATCATAACATGTGTTTGCTCCAGTAGTACTACCAGCTTCTACTAGTATAGTTTTAGCTACTACTTCTGCTGAAGGCATAGTGCTATGTGGAATATACAAACGCTGTTGACCATTACTTGCCATTATGCACCACCTTTAATCAGAGCTGTTGGCGAGTTAAAGATACCGCCTGATAAATCACTAAAAGTACCGCCAAGTTTACTAAATCCACCTTCAACAAATTCAACCGCTTCTGCAATGCCCTCTAATAAGTTTTTAAGAGTTTGTAATGGAGTTAAAAGTGCATCAACTGCTTTTCCAAAAATATCAAAATGTTTTGCTAATAATAATACTACACCTGCTACCAATAAGAAAGGTCCAAAGGTAGCTAAAACTCCAAGCATTGCAGTTTTTACAGCCACTAATGACCCTGCAAGTGTAAAGTTAGCAAGAGAAAATCCAATAGCGCCTGTTGCGGCTTGACTTGATAAAACAATGTAAAAAGTAAATCCTGCAAGTATAACTTCTAACGGACCTGCTACTAACTCAAACGCAGTTGCAACACCTCTTACTGCTTTAGCAGTATCTTTAGCGCCAACTTTATCTAATGCTCCAGCAGTTTTATTCAAACCACCACTTACTTGATTCAAAGCTGCAACTGACGCTTGAAATACTGCAATGTTTGCTAATAAAGCAATATTTGCACTATCTGTACTTTTCTTTAGATTTTTTTGACTTTGAGTAGCTTTGTTTGTTGCGCCAACCATACTATTAGCGTTACCCTCTAAAACAACACTGATTACATACTCTTCAGCCAAGTTTCAAGTCCCTCATCATTTTTGTGCGGATTCCATCAACCTCATCCATACGCTCGTTAGCTACTGCTTGTGCAACACTCATCTTTTCTGACGTAAGTGTATTGACATAAGCCATCAATGTGTCTTTATCGTGCTGGTCAACTATATCTAAAAGAGCCTCAACCTGTGAATATTCCATCTTAGGCTCGTCAATCATCAATTCTAGCATGCCAATATAGATTGGCATTGCTTTATTTGTAGAAACTGACAAAAATTTCTTTTCATCTTGTGATAAATGACCTTTTTCAGACACTTTGTTGACCAAAGCATGTAATAAATTAGCATCTTTAGCTAATTCTGTGCGTAAATCAAGAAATTTGTCATTAATACTTTGCCATTCTGAGTCTTTTAACCTGCGTAAAACTATCACAGGTGTGTGCGTTTTTTGGAACCAACCACGTATTCCTTTAGGTTTTTGTAACTTTTCTAAGCTAGGTAAATAGACAGTTTTTCTTTCCCAGTATTCTCTCTGGACTGCTCCTATGTCTAATAGTGGGGCGTCTAATTGACCTGTTGTGCTTACCATTTACCTACCTACTGTAATGTGAAATCAGCGCTAATTGCAAATGCACTATAGTTTCTGTAATCTCCATTACCTCTGAACTTAATACTTAATGTATCAACTACTTCTGCACCACCTGTAAGTGGTCTTGTAAAAGAAGTTATAGTTCCGTTTGTAAGGGCGATAGAACCATTGCCTGCGCCAAAATCTAATCTAACTAATGGAAGAGTTGTTTGAGCTACATATAAATCATACAAATCTTCATTGTTTGGAGTCATTGTAATGTCTAAAGTTATATCTGCTTTACCTCTTGCAATTTTGTAATTTTGTAACCATTTACCATCTACTTTACCTGGTATTGGTGTATTATTATTTGTAATTTTCAAAGAAGCTGTTTTAACATTAGGAAATTCAGTAAGAGTTGTTGTTGTAGAATTAACAACAGGTATTGTAACATCTGACCCTGTTAATTTGTAAACTCCTTTCATTAAATTTTGAGGCTCTACTGTTTGACCTGCAACTCGAGTTGCTGGGCTTGCACCGCTGTGTGCGTTTATTGCTGCAACTAAAGTCGTTAATTTATTGTCAGCATCATAAGCAGAAGCTCCTAAATCAAGAACTCCATTTTCTACAAGTGTGTTATTAGCATCTGCATTTTGTGCGTAATCTGTATCTAAAGCATCTGCTTCTGTAAGGAAACGCATGTAACGTTCGCCAACTTCTACGTAATTTCCAGCAGTATCATTTATACGTATTCCGTCAACTGTAGCTGTAGAATAACTTATAGTTAAATTACTTGGAAGTAAGGGGTCGCTAGTAGGTGGGCTTGGAAAAGGTAGATTATTATAATTCATAGCACCGCCGCCTGTAGGATTAAAAGTAAAAGTACCGCTGTCTGAATCCTCAGAAAACTGAGCAGTGCAAGAAGTATCTAAAGTAATGTAACCTCCTGCGGTATAATCAGCTTCTAATGTAGCTTCATTAACCACAACACCATTACACAATGTGTGATGTCCTGTTGATAAATCTTTAGCTAATATTGCGTGTGAGTATGTATTAGTAGTAAGACTATGTGGCGCATCAATGCCTGACTTTGCATCTATTGGATTAATATTAGGTTGGTCAACATTTGTTCTACCTATTGCATTACCAAGAAGTTCTTGCCAACCAGTGCCTTGACATGCTACCTTCAAAGGTAACGTAACGTCAATCGGCCCAGACGCATGATGTGCATCTGTTGACTGCCCAATACTTGGTACAGGTGTAATATTCATGTTTACCTGTCTTGGGTCAAATGTGTCCAGTAGACCTAAGTGAAAGAGTTCTGTGTCTGGAGCGTCTCCATAACTGTCCTCTACTTCAAATGCTGCTTGTATATCTTGTGCTTTTCTTACCATTATACCACCGCCTCGTAACTTGTGATTTCACAATCGAGAACGTAACGATACCAGCGACGATTTTTGTCGGACTGGTCTACACGAGATAATAATTTTATCTCTGCATAAGTGCCATTAGATTCACTTGTATTATCAAGTGTTATAGCACCTGCTCTAATGTTTCTAATTATAGAAACTACTTCTGAATAAAGTTTTCTAAGTCTTGACCTACTTACCTTAGTTGCCATATCTATAGAAATGGTAACTGTACCTTTGTCAAGGCCATTACCAACTCCTAGAAAATCATGCGTAGCTGCTACTTCGTAACATCTAACAACATCTGTATTTTTCAAATTTACTTTGTTTAAATCCCAAGTGTCACCAATAGATGGCTTTGTACTATCCGTTCTTGCACTTGTCCAATTAGTATCTAATAATTTAGATACAGTAGTAACAGGGTCATCTAATTGTGCGTAAGTCGTAGACATTATGGCAACACCACGTTACCTACACCTAATCCACCAACTGCTCTTGCCATTGTGAATTTGCGGTCTAATCTTTTATTATCTGTAAGAATTTTCATTGCCATTTCTTCAAACTTCTGAGATTTAGTAGCATTATCCATAGAATCATCTGCCTCTTGCATAAGATTTAAATCATCATTCATTGCAATCGTAGATGCTGTAAAATATATTGTAGCTAATGTAATGTCTGCTGGAGTAGTTGCAGTTGCATATCTGTAAGTTACATAAGCATCTACATCACTAGGGCTGCCAATTAAATTGTTTATCGTATTATAATTAGCAATGTAAATAGTTCCTCTGTGTGTATCTTGCCAATAATCCTTACCAACTATATCTGTAGGAGTACCACTTCCTGTTTTACCAGATGAAGGATGTAAATAATCTACATATGCAGAATCTTGCCAAATATTCAATAAATCTCCTTGACCATTGTCTAAAGCCAAAATAGGAAAATGTCTTAATTGTATTCTACCGTACACGTTAAATCCCTGATTGCGCACACGTTGTATTCTTACTCGTTCTTCTGTAACATTACCTCTTGTGGCTGCATTGTCATTCCATGCGTGGTCTGTAAGTTGATTTATTCTTTCTTGTGCCATTTCTATAAATGACTCTACAACTGCCGTTGTCGGAGTAGTAGAACCGCTAAAATTATCTACCTGAAGAAACTCTGCTACTTGTGATGCTGAACAGTATATTGCTGCCATTACAGAATCCTACTGAGCGCCGTATTCATCAACTTTTCGCCAGTAGTTGCTACAACCATACCGTTCATGTCGATAGGTTGTCCTGCCATGTTCCAGCCGATTGCTCCGACTGGTAACGTAAGGTATCCTTGCTGTTGTGCCAATGGTGGAGGTCCTCCGCCATTTGCTGTATAGAACTGTTCTCCGTTAGCTAGTGTGTCTAACGCTGGAGGTGGTAACTGCCAAGCTTGAGGTTGGGTGGCTGCTGCACCGCCTACGCCGAACCATGTCCACGGCTTAAACATACTAGCCCCACCCTGCATAGGCATTTGCTGCTGCATATATGGGTTTGGCATAATTGGTTGTTGAGTCACGGCAGGAGCTTGTTGAAGTTGGCCATCGCTTCCGTAAGGATTCTGCCAATTCAATACGCTATGATGTGCATTGTCCTCTGTAGCCCACTCCTCATGCAAGGTGAGACGAGCATTAAGCTCCTCCGCAGCCTCGTCACCATACATAGTTCTAGGATGCCAGTCTATCTGTGTGTTATAGACTGTCTTTAAAAATTCCATATTGTCTGCTAAATCTGTAGGGACTTGTACATCTGTTTCCTTACATAGTGCTTCTAACATTTCTACAGAGTTTTTAATGACGGGATACAAGTACTGTACCATTCTCATCGTCGTATTCTCTGCTGCCTTCGCATCGTAATCTGGATGCTGTATCTTATCTACCGCTACAGGGTTTAGGTATCCTGATGGGCTTCCTGCGTATCCACTCATAATTTCCTCCAATATACTTCGTAGTTGTCAAGTCCTTCGACTGTAACTGTAATGTTCATAATCCGAACCTCCTATTCTGACGGGTTGACAAAGCCGAGAGATACTCATCATAGTCACGTTGGTGTAACTTACAGAATCCGCCCCCCGTAAGCATGCCACAATAAGGACACTCGTCTTTGCCATGTTTCCGCCTTAACCCCCACCACTTTCGTGATAGCCTTTTGTGCCTCATACTGAGACGTTTTACATACAAGTCCAATTCTTCATCAGACATAGTTTCTGCACTAGGCATCATCTGTTGTTGAACTGGTTGTCTTGTAAGAACATTAGGGGCAGGGGCCACATCTCTTTGGGGTTCCTCAGGTTGTGTGTGTTGAGGTTTTCGTGCTAGGGTCGTCATCTGTGGCGGTCCTGCCATTAAGCGTTCCTCCTCTTGTGTTCCTTCACAAGGTCAATCATTTCTTTAATCCATTTAATCTTCATAGTCCACCTTTTCTCATCATCTGTGCAGTCCTTGTCGCAGCTTGTCCTACCTGCACTTCTGGACTGATAAACGCTTTGACTACCAATGCTTTGATTGTTGATAATATTACACTTACAGCTAAGACAAACATCAAGAATCCATTGTATAACCAAGCAACTCCCCATATTGCCATACCGTATTCTGTAACTACCGTATCATAATAATAACCTACATAAAGTCCAATTCCACCAAATGCAAGGCCTATACCCATAAGCCATACACATCTTTTGAACCAAACCCATTCTATGTATCTACAAAACTCTACGTCTTGTTGGCCTCCTGCACCCATTGTGCTAGGATACCTACCAGTGCTAAACAACATATTTCTTATGAATCTCATGGTCTCACCACATCTACATATGCATTCTTTTGCGAATCCATCTTCTCATACATATCACGCTTAAACTCCCTAGAGAGTTGGTAAGCGACCTCGTATCCGATTGGTTCCGCTCCATCAGGCATAGGAATCCATTTTGGATGATACGTATATATACTTATCCTACGAAAGTTAGGTTTGAAATCTAGCTTGTCATCATGAAACTCAATGTATGCTTTCTGTGCAAACCCTTCCTCGTCTACTAATGATTCTAAACTGTGCTGAGAAAGTACGGCATTGACCGTATTTTCTATGTTTTTAACAGGAACCATCTTAGAAATAGAAACAGGTGTCTCCCATCTGAATATGTCTGAAGGTGTCAAATTCTCTACGACAGAGTGAAGCAATTCGTCACAGGAGACAATTGCCTCAGACATGTCGAACGTCTTAAGCTTTACGCCCTTCAAACTAAAATCTTTGACTTTTCCTTTTATTTGTCCTGCTTCATTAGAGATTCTTACCCAATCATCTATAGCAAACTCTGTTTTGTATGCTACTGTAAGAAAAGATAATGCCCCATTAACAGGACTGTATTGTGAAAATGCTGCATACGTAAGTGCTGATATCCCTACAATGTACTCTGTACGGGCCAATAAGCCACTGTACATCATTAGACCTACTCCAAATACTATAAGTCCTAAAACACCAAATACTTGCGCTGCTGCCTTTCCTTGTAAACTTCTTATTTTATAATCGCTAAAGGCTGACTTTTTTGCTCTCTTAATCGCTGCTGAAACGCATAACGCTACTGCGATAAACCATGCAAAAATTAGACCCTCATCCACTATTTGTTACCCTTCTTAGCTATCTTATCAATGTGCGGTCCTTGTTCCGCTTCTAACAACTCACCAGTGTTTGGATTGATATATCCACCAGCCTGTGCTGGCATAGGCATTGGTTGTTGCTGTTGTTGTTGGTATTGCTGATATGGCATCATGTTAGGTGGGATTGGTTGCCCTACATGACCGTCACGGTTCATGTCCCAGCCTGTTCTGTTTTCCATATAGTTCATAGCATTACTGAACATTCCTTGATTTTGATAACCCGAAGGTTTTTTCTTTCTCTCTGCAAATTCTTCTAAATCTTGCGAATCTGCTATTGTGGAGAGTATGGTATATGTGAAAGCACCACTTACCGAACCAAACCAAAGAGCGTCATTGTATGCCATGCCGCCCACATACATTAATGTGAATGCGTTAGCTATGAAAACTAACAAGGCACTCAACCTGTTGTATGATTGTTTTATTTTGTGCTTAATCGTTTCGTCCATTCTCGATTTCCTCTTTTGCTCTTAGCGTCACAAACCGTGCAGTGTTGTAATTCCACGGCCTGTCTGCTTTAGTCTTGATACCTGCATCGTTTAAATACTTTGCTATACCTCCGTAAGTATAGCCGTTTTCTCTTAAAAATACCATTTTTTTACACACTAACCACTCTTTAACAGATGAGCCAAACCTAACAGACCGATACGGACGTTTACGCTGGCTTTTTTCTGCGCTAAAGTTACTTTGAGTAGATGAACCCATGCCATACCATAAATCACCTTTAAACGGCTTCTGTGCAGCTTTTAGTCCTAATTCAGATTTTACTCTCATTTAGTCATTAACTCTAAGGCGTTGTCTAGTGCTGGCTTTGTAAGTCGCAAATCATCATCCCCTGCCTCATCTGCATCCAATAACTGCTGAGTGTCTAAGGTGTGATGCCATTGTATAAATCTTGCTCCCGTATGAGATGTGCTACAATCTATAACAGAACCAATCACTGTAAGCTCTCCATCTTCATTTATTAAATCCAAAAACTTAACATCTCCAACTACTTCAAAGCCTCTATC